GATCCGCTTCTTCGTGATCCCGTAGGCGTCTGAGACACCCGACGGCGCTGCTGTCGGCGTGGTGACCGCCACACTGGCGCCGTCCGGCCGCGTGACCGTGGCGCTCGGCAGGCTCGGCGCCGACTCTTGGCCAAGATCGTTGACGAAGGTGAAGACGTAGGCCGTCGCGGTCGTAATGATGTCCGCAGCCGGGAAACCGGTGGCGTTGACCGCGAAGTTGTCGTACAGGGTGAACATGTTGTCGTCGACTGAGGTCAACACGCCACCGCCGCAGTACCCCCCGATCGCAACCGCCATCGTGCTTGACGCCGTGGCCACCGTCACTCCGCCAACGAGCACCGTCGCGGTCACCGTCCGCGTGCTGTCCGCGTTTGTGGAGATGCTGACCCGCACCGTGTACCACGTCGTGCTCGCGGACGGGTACGACGCGGTTGCCAGGGCTGCGGTCGCCGAAGCCGTCGACGCGGGCGACGAGTCCCACGACATCGCCAGCCCGAGGTGAAGCATTCCGTTGGTGAGGATCACACCAAGTCCGGCGCCGGTTGACGAGTTGGCGAAGCGCAAAGCCAGGAAGTAGTCGCCGTGGATCGTAGCCGTCACCGCCACATCCGCCGACATCGTGAGCACGGTCGCGTTGGCGATCCCGAAGTCACGGTAGAAGTAGGCGGGGGCTTGGTTGGTCCGAACAGAGTCAACACGGAAGCTCGGTGCAGGGTTCCCGCTCCCGGCTGCGATCGTGACCGCGCTGAGGGTCGACCCGGAGTTCGTGTACCCGGATGTCGTCCACCCGCTCAGCGTTGCGCAGGCATCGGTGGCCGTGACGTTGCCCGCCGCCGATTCCGCAGCAGTGACCGTCACGGCGGGCGTCGTGTCCGGCGGAGGCACCCCCAGGGGGCGGGTCTGCGTCGGGTACGGGTACGCACCGCTGGTGGCAAGCGCCAGGGTGGTCATGCGCGGCTGCGCGTACTCCGCGGGGCCTGTGAGGTACGTCCGGTACGTCGTGTCCCCGCCGGTAGTACCGCGCGCCACGTCCACGTCGGAGTCCCAGGACAACCACGCCGTGTCCGCGAGCCGATAGATGGTCCGCACCGGCCCCGTGTTTGACAACCCCGCTTCGGTGGCGAACTGCCGCCACGCGGTCAGGTCACCGGACAGCAAGCGGGCGTTTACCGCGGCTTGCGCAGCGCTGTCCGGCAGGCCGCGTGGAGTGCTTCGGGGGAGTTCGCCGCGGAAGTTGTCGATGGCAAGGCGCATGTCAGCCGAGGGTAACGAACGGGGCAAGTGGCGCCGCAGGCGGCGTGAAGCTGCTGCCAGTGTAGACCTCGACAGGCAGGACGCGAAGGTCGTCCATGTACGAGCTGCCCTGCAAGTCCGAGCCGATGGCGATCGTTGCAGGGCTCACCGCGCCGTCCAGCGCCCCGCGGTATCCGGTGACCAGGAGCGTACCGTCCTTGTAGATTCGCACCGTACCCGCGCCGTCGCCAGAGCACACGGCGATGTGATGCCACACGCCCGTCGTGTACGCGCTTGCGGTCTGAACAACCGGCCCGGCGGCTTGGTAGAACTGAGGCGTGCTGTTCGCTTCGTTGTACGTGTGCCGAACGGCCCAGACCATCGTGCCGCCGGAACGGTACTCGACCACCGTGCCAACCACAGGGGCCGACGTGGGGCGGAACACCCAGAACTCAATCGTGAACGGCCCAGTACCGAACGCAAAGTCGGCCATGTGCTGGTCCGTCGCCACCGGGTACGTGACTGGCGTTGCTGGCGTGGTGAACGACGCGGATCCGAACTTGGCGGTTGCGTCCGTCCAGGCCGCAGCCGCGGGGTCCGACACGAAGGTGCGCCCACGGCAAGCGTCCGCCAAGTCGCCGTCGAAGTGCATCAGCAGCCCCGGGTAGCTCGTCGGCGGCGGGGGGTGCGGGATGCGCGCGCCTGCGCTTGCGCCGCGCGGGATCACAACGCCCCCATGTCGCCGCAGAGCAGCCAGATGTTCGCACTGCGCTTCACGAGCGTCAGCGTGGCGTACCGCCCTGCCGCCGTGGCGGTGAACGCGGCGGTGCGGTACAGGAGCGTCACCCCCGCCCCGGGCTGCACCGCCAGTCCGGCGGCGCCTGCCTGGAACAGCACCACGCAAGAGCCCACCGGCAGGTCCGTCGCCGCGTCCCCGGTGTCCGCGGGCACGGTGATCGTCTGCGTGCCGGTGCTGCCGGTGGTTGCGATGCCGTTCTCGGCGTCCCCCCGCACCAGGGTGGTGTTGCCCGTCACGTCGCGCCACACCATGCCGGCCATGGTGACCGTCACGGCGCCGGAGTTCTCGCCAGTGCCGCGAGTGACCCGCCCACCAACGAAGTTGACCGTGTCGGCGTCGGCCGCTCCCAGGTTCGTGCCGTTGGCTTGGAACTGGATGTAATTGGGAAAGTCCTCAGCCGCCGGTGTCGGGAACGCCGAGACGACGGGGGTCAAGCCGAAGGTTGCCATGGTGGGTCACCTGATGAACGGGCGCGGGCGCGCCCGCTGGGAGCCCATGTTGTGGCTGCGCTGCACCTGCGCCTTGGCGTTCGAGATGCCGCTGCGGAAGTCGCGCTCGTGCCGCTCGGCGGCGTTCGGGTCTGTCCACGGCTGGCCTGGGATGCGCAGCAGGTACGCCAGCGCCCCGGCCTCGACCTCGTTGCTGAACTGGGCCAGTCCTTCGCCGGGCACCCACGACACGTTTTCGGTCTTGGGTTGCACCACCGCGGTGTAGGTGATCCCGTACGCGCCGTCCGGCACGGTGTGCAGCACGAACTGCCCGTGCGGCACGTAGGCGAACACCGTAGGCCGGCCCTGGGGCAGATTCGGGTTCCACGTGCCTGGGTCGCTGGCCACGGCCGGCCAGCGCTGCTCACGTCCGCCGATCGTCTGTGTCACCTGGACGGCGCGCAGGCCGATGATCTCCAGGTAGGGGTCCGAGCCCATGTCGTACTGCGCGACGCCGCCCGCGGTCGTACCCGAGGCGTTGATCGTGACGAACTTCGTCTGCTCGCAGAACTCGCGGTACGCACGTACGAAGGCCCGCCGCAGCGTGACCGTGGGGCAGCGCCGCACGATCTGGGCGATGTTCGTCAACTGGTCATTGACCTGAACGAGGCTCATAGGTCAGGGCTCTGCGAGACGTGCGGGACGGTCGTGGCGGTCGCTACGGACTTCGCGCCGAGGGCCTGTGCCCACTGCTGCCGGTACGCGGCGGCCTTGGCGAGGTCTTGCCGCTTCGAGTTCTTGGCGTAGGCCCGCCCGATGACGTAGGCCGTCATGGCGGGCTGGTAGATGTCGAGCAGGGGGAACGTGTCACCCACCGCGGTCAGCGCAGCCGGCGTGCCCCCGTAGGTGCCATACACCTGCCCAGTGCCGTCGTTCGGGGGGCTGACCAGAAACTTGCGCGGCGTGCGCGGATCGACGGCGAAATTCTCCACCTCGGCCTGCTGTGTGGCCGCCGGCCAGAAGCGGTTCGCTTCCTGCAGCAGCGCCAAGTCGGTCACCGTGACGGTGCGGCCGGTGCCGGTGTTGTGGGTGATGTCGATCAGCAGCACCCCGCCGGTGGGCAGGGCCTGTACGATGCCGGCCGCCAGCGGGATCTCGCCGGACACCGGGTAGATGTCAGGCTTCACCGCCACGGAGTCACGGATCGCCTCGTTCAGGTAGATCAGCAGCTCGGCGTCGGTCCACGCTACGGCTCCGGCGTCCAGCAGCGTGTGCCGGGCGGGGGTGAGGATGTCCGACGCCAGCATGCCGATCAGGCCAGCGAGCCTGCCGCGTCAGCCAGTTCCGCCACGCGCTTGCGCAGGCTGCGGATGTCGGCGGTGGGGTCCAGCGCAGCGCCGAACTCGTTCATGGCGAAGGCCACCAGTTCATCCTTGGTCGCCTTGGACACGTCGAACGGATGGTCGTCCACCGAGGCCGCGGTCACGGTACGGCCGTGGCCGCCCGAGCGCAGGTAGGCCATGCGGGTGGTGATGTCCGCCTTCGGGTCGCCATGGTACGGGCGGTACTCCTGGAGCAGACGGATGTTCGGGACGTTCGGCATCAGCCGCCCGTCCTTGGTGTTGATGAGCAGCGGCGAGGACGTGTCCTGGCGCTTGGTGCTGGCGTGGCGCGTGGCCATCGCGTCCGCTTGTGCGGCTGAGATCGTCATTGCGGCGTCCCGGGATGGATAGGTGGAAGTGCGGCGCCCGTAGGCGCCGCGATCTGGTCAGTCGATCACTGGCCGTCGGCGCCCGGGGTGGCGCGGTGCTTCACCGCACCGCCACCGCCGCCCGTCGAGCGGTTGATGGCCTGGGGCGGGTGGAATCGGGCCTTGGCCTTGCCGCCGGCCTTGGACAGCTCGCTGGAGATGGTGTCCGCGGGCATCTTGGCCGTCATCGACGGCGCGTAGGGGTTCGAGGTCTTCATCAGAAGCTCCTGGTTGATGCGAGATCAGGCGACAGGGCCCGCAGGCCCCATCTTACCCTCAGCCACGCTTAATGCAGGCTGCACCCACGTACTTCGGGCCGACGACCTGGTAGCCGTAGACCATCAGGCCGCGGACGATGTACCCGAAGTCGTTCGGGTTCTGGATCATCTCGCACTCGACCACCTGGGCCGCGAACGTCAGGCCGGCGCTGTGGCCGAACATGGCGTAGTGAGCCTGGCCGGGCGAGGTCTGCGCCAGCAGGTTGCGGCTCTGATAGACCGTGAAGCGGTCGATCTCACCGATCTTGCCGTTGCGCAGGATCGAAACGCCGTCCCCGGCCAGGGAGGCGATGCGCAGATCGCTCTTCTTGATGAGCGCCACGGCCCACGGCGGCAGCACGATCCAGCGACCCTCGTCGGACACAGACTGCTCGTCGAGCACGGTGCCGCAGTCGACGATGAAGTCGACGACGTTGGTCTTGGTCAGGCCGTACGGCGTGGACGAGTCGCCCAGGTTGACGCTGGAGCTGTCGGCGCCCGCGGCGGTGCCGTGGTTGCTGGCGTGGACCAGCGCCGGGATCGTCTCCAGCATGTCGGAGTCGACCGCGATGCGCAGTTGGATCGAACCGTCGTTGGCGAAGATGTCCGCCATGTCCAGGTCCGACTGGCGCATGTCCACCGTGTTCAGCGCGATCGAGAAGGACTTCGCCTTGTCGATGGCCAGGGTCACGGCGGTGCTGGTCGGGTACTGGTTCGACAGCCCGGCGCCGATCACGTAGTCGGAAACGACCACATCGGGCACCGTGCGGATCTTCACCTGCGCGCCGTATCCTGCGATTTCGCCTTCGTAATCTGTTGACACATCATACCTAAGTATGATCCGACTATCGCTTACGCAAAGCTCTAGCTTTTTCCATAGCACGTCGTTTATTGTCCAGCAATTCTTCGTCTGGCACGTCGCGTACTGTGGACAGCAATTGGCTCACTGCGTTCGGTTCACTTAGTCTGTGCGGCTGGGCTTTGAGTTGCTTAAGTGCACCGCTGATGCTGCTTCCATCTCGGAAGTGTCCCATCTGTGCGCAACCCATCAAGAAATCAAACTGCGACTTCTTGACGATAAGGTACTGCCCGAAGTGTCTGTCAACCTCCTTCAGTTTTGACGGAGGGACAGATAGCACCCACTTTTTGAGGTGTTTTCGGGAAGCGTCCATATCGTTTATGGACCCCCCAAACGCTTTCTGAAGTATCTCTATGCCTTCCGAATCGTGCGCAGAGCACGCTATTTCGAAATACACCGCCGCGGCTGTCCTGTTTTTGTTCAGCCGTGCGCTGATGCAGCCGTCCCCGTCAAAGTACCCGGCTGCCCATTTTCTGGATGGGTAGTTCGGGAGCGGAGTGGACGGCACCAGCCGTTGAGCCTTCAGATACGCCTGCGCAAGTTCCACCTTCCTTGGCGCGCCAAGTAGGTCTAGCACTGCGCCCGCGTAATGGCGCTTGATGACTAGGTGCTTCTGTATGCGCGTCAGTACCTGAACGGCCGGTGATCCGAAGATGACCAGTTTCGAGTACGGCCCGCGCACGTTCTCGCTCAGCTTTCCGCCGAACGTTGCTTGGATCTGACGAAGCACTTCGTCTCGGTCGGATCTCTGGCTGAACTCAAGCGCCAAGTACGGGCGGCGAACCGTTGGGTCGCTATCTGCCCTGTCAACAGGGCGCCACATAACCTGAATGCTTCCGTCAGCGTCTAGAAATCCGGCCAGGTATTTTTCGCTCAGCGTTGTCATGCTGCTCCTGAGCTACTGCCCTTGCCTCTGGTTAGCTTTCGCCTTCCAGTTATTGAGAACCGATTTTACGTCGCCTCAACCTTGTTAAGCGATCTCACCGAACACGGTGGTCTTGTACATCTTCTCGACCAGCTTGCCCGAGTACAGCTCGGGGATGAAGCCGGTGGTGGAACCCAGACCGTAGTCCGTGATTCCGGAGGTGCGTGCAACGCCGGGCATGGCAATGCTCCTTCAGTCGGTGTCAGGATCGGGGCTCACGCCCCGTGCATCGACTTCAGCCGCGCCTCGAACTGCACCCGTTCAGCGTCGCTCACCTTCCCCAATGCCGCGCGCCGGTAGTAGTCCTTGATCTCGGCCCGGTTCGGGGCGCCTTGCGCCTGCGCCGGAGCGTCGTTCGAAGAACCACCCGCGTTGGTGGCCGTGCCGTGGGGCGCAATCGGAGGCTCAGGTGCCTTCGGCTTGGACTCCTTCAGGTAGCGCTTGAACATCGACGCGACTTTGGCCGCGTTCTGCGCCCCCGCGTGGGCGTTCAAGATTTCCTGTCGGACCATGCCGGTGGCCGGATCTTCCTGCGCGAGCCACTCGCGCCAGCCGTCGGTCTGATCGATTTCCATGTAGTCGGGCACCTCGGCCGCGAGCGCGTCGTAGAACTTGCGCTGGCGGTCGGTGGCGGCGTCTTCGGCTTCGGCCTTCTGGCGGTCCTTCAGCGGCTTGATCTCCGCTTCCAGGGCTGCCTGGACTTGCCGTTTCGACGCGCGGTCTGCTGCTTCGGCCATCGCCTGGCAGTGTTCCTCGCCGAACTGCTCGATCTGGTCGGGCGTGAAGTACGCCGCGAGGTCGATCTTCTCTTCGCTGGGCTTCGAGGCTTGCAGGGAACGGATCTGCTCCTGCATCTCACTGATCTGCTGCCGCAGGGCCCCGATCGCTGTCTGGCTGCGCTCACGTTCGGCGCGCAAAACGCCTTCGGTGACCTTGAACCGCTGCCGCCAGTACCCGACATCGCTCTCGCGCGGGTCGCCCAGGGGCGGCTCGACGTTCTCAGGGGCCGCGGTTGCGGCTGGTGCGGCGGGATCCGCCGGTGCTGACTTCGATTCGAACTTCTCGCGGAGCTGTTCGCTCATGCGCAGAACGGGACGAGGAAGCCGGGTTTCGTTCGAGGCTTGTGAAGCCGTCATGTGTTCTCCACGATCCAGGACCACCGCCGTGGGCGTCCGGGGTTCGGTTCGTGGGATGCGATGACCGCGATTCCCGTGCTACGCGCAATCACCGGTGCCGCGGTGCGGCTGGTGCTGCGCGGGCGAGGCGCTGCTCTGCTTCCGTGATGTCCTTGCACAGCTCCAGGAGCTGCTTGGCCCGACCCTGAAACCGGTACACGTCGTTGCCGTCCGTGCCCAGCAGGGTCTCGTTCACAGAAGCCAGCTTGGCCTCAAGTATCCGCAGCAGGGCCTGTCCGTCCGGTGTCCTTGCGAAACGCGCCAGGAAGGCCAGATCGCTGCTGCTCAGTGTCATGTGCCGGAATGTACCACAAGCTAGGGCACACGCCACAAGGCCCACGCGGGGCGGGCCTTCCGAGTTACTCAGTGGCCACGGAGCAAGTCAATCACCACCGGCAGGGGGTGGGAATCAATACTTCACCAGTCCAGCAAACCGCGTAAACGTGCGCAGCCGGCCCGCAACATCGCGCAGGCC